AAAGATTCTAACTTACCAGCATATCTAAAGAAACCATTTTCTGACATCCAATATGCAGCACCATCAACTTCTACACATGCATTTTTTCCAACTAATCCACAGTTAGTTCCAACTTGTGCAAACGCAAAGGTAAATGGTTGACCAACAAAACGTTGTGTAAATAAAGCTGTGTCAGTCCAAACGTAGATTGCATCACGACCTCTAATCGCTCCTATGATCTTTGATCCGTCGGCCAATCTCTGTGTACCAGCTGTATTGGTTGCTGTAGGTGTATAAGTATTAATATCCTCTTGGTCTGAGAATCTAATAAACATTTCATCTTGTGTTAATGGATCACCAATAGTTGTTTCTGTTCCAAAAAATACTAAGTGACGGTCAGGTGTAGATACAACCATGTGTCTTGATGATGTTGGCGCACCAGATATAATTGTAGCTCTTGTTGTAGTTGCATTTGATAAAGAAGAGTCCCATTCAAAACATGCATTGTTTGCAATTAAACAAATTGCTTTGTCACCAAAATTATCCAGTGACCACATACCAGGTTCAATAACTAAGTCACCTGATGCTGCTTCACCCCATGCAACATAATCTGATGTATTTGTAATTGTTGCACCATCGCTATGAGACGCTGCTGTTGTGTTTCTCACACCTCTGGTTACACCTGTTAAAGTATTTGATGAAATACCTGTATAAGATATTTCTTCTGTTCCAATTAAAATAAAGTTTGTTCCAGAGTCAGGAAACTGAGATGCATCAGATAATACTATTGTAGTTGTAGAGTCATTGATTGCACCATTTAAAGTTGTAGTCGTAGCTCCAGGTTCTTCACCACCCCAAGAACCTAATCCCCAACCAAAACCTTTTGCCTGAACTGCTGGTCCTACAGGATAGTAATGTTGAACTCTAATACCACCTGATGTTGTTGCACCAGATCCTGTTTCATTAGAAGGCATTGTAATTGTAAGAGTGGTAGTAGTTGGCACAGATGTTACCATAAATTTTTTATCATCAAAATCTGATGCACCAAAATCAGATCCTGTTATTGTAGAAAAATTATCTAATAATAATATTTCACCTGCAGCGATATTGTGAGCATTAGGAAAAGTTATTGTTACAACCGCTGATCCGTTAGTTGTGCTAAATGCATTTGTAAGTGTAGTTGTTGTTTTAATTGGATGAATGTCATAATACACACCACCAGAATACGCATATAAAATTCTGTTCGTACCGATAATAGCATATTTTCTACCAAGACTATTTACGTAGTGATGAAGTCCCCTGGCAGCTCCTGTTAAATCACTAGTTCCTAATTGTTTCCAGCCACCTATTTTTTCAGGTGTGCCATATCTAAATCTAACATTATCACAATCTATCCACTGCCCTTCGGCTGTAGTTTCTGAAATTTGTTTGTTGATACCTGGTTGAAACCCTATCTTTTGTAGCATATTTTAACTCACTAATGTTTAATTTCGCCATGTTCTTTAGCATCACCATATTGCTTTACTGCATCCGAAGCTAGTTTCATTAAAACAGCCGAATGTTTATAACTATCATATCTATTCATAAGAATACATCCTTTTAGAAAAAGCATAAAACGTTCTTTCCAAGAAAGCTTTATTTCTAGCTCCTTTTCTTTAAAAATATATTGCATTTTTTAATCCTACCATTTAATTTTTACAAAATCAACTTTGTAATGACGGATGTAATGGAGGCTGCATTTTGTCGTATTTCCAATCAGCATAAGGTCCATTTTGATCTACGTAGTGTAAAAATGCTTGAGCATGCCAGTCACCTGTAAAGTTTTTTCTAAAATGTGGAATTTCACAGCCCATATAAATACAAGCGTCTCCTTCACTCATTTCTATAGGATTGTCATTCATATAGATAGGCCAAGGTGTTTGATCACTACCAAACATCACTGTTACAGATATTTCACAAGAGGGTCTATCCGTGTGTTTTTTTAAAATTGCATTATAGGTATATACTCTAGCGAATGAATATGTAGGAAATAATTTAAGACCAGTTTCTTTTTCCATCAAAGGTAATTTATTAAAAAGCAATGCTTCAGAAAAACAATCTTTAAAAAAATAAGTATCTCCATTATTGTTTTGACCAAGATCAAAAGACGTTGTGTTTTCTTTATGTCTCATTAAAATATATTTTTTAGCTAAACTACTTTCTTCTGGTGTAAGAAAATTTTTTATAAGTTTATATTTTGTATCTTTTATAGTGCCCATGATACTATTGAATACCTCGTTCCTTTTGTTACTGGTTTTACAGTGTGTGGATACATAAAATTACTGGGAAATAATACTGCTCTATTTTTTTTCACATCTATAATGTGTAAATCTTTTTGTAAATCTATAGACTTAAAAATTAATTCACCTCCTTCATAATCATCATTTAATAATAAAATAATAGATAAAGTTCTATGGTGGTTTATACAATCATCTACGTGTGGTTTGTAATGACCTTGGTTTTCATATCTTAAAATATTTATTTCATTAAATTTAGAAATATTAAGTGGAACTCCCTTTAGTACATCACGTTCATAATTTACAATTAAATCAGATAATTTTCTAGTTAAATAATTAAACCAATGAATTTTTGTTTGAGATTCAGAATTTAAATTTAAATTAAATTCAGTTACTTTTCTAATCGAAGTATCTACTACCGATTTGTTAATTCCGTTAGTTACAGAAGCATCGGTAAAATTTTGATTATTATTGTTAATCCATTTTAAAAAAGAATTTAAAGTTTCGTTTTCAAAAACTTGATCATAAACATATATAAAATTTCCTACTTCCATGATTTTTTTGTCCAAAACATATTTTTATATCTGTCCATAAAATTTGAAAAATAACTATACAAAACATTTGTATTAACTTTATATTTACCCATGTTCATTTCCCAAGAGTCTCTTTTAAAAGGAATGACTTGAACATAAGGTGTTCCTTTTTTAAAAGTTTTTTCAAAGGTAGGGTACTTATCTGTATTAACTACAATTGGAAAATTAATAGGGAATTTAAATTTATCTGTATCAACAATACCTGTAATTATATCAAAGTAATCATTTTCATTATAATAAGGAGAGGTAAACAAGCAAGAATAACCTGGAGGAGTTTTAATTATCCAGGGATTTAAAATTTTTAAAAAATTAAAACCTCCATTTTTTTTAGTTATAAAAGAATCTTTTCCTCCGAGTTGATGTATTGAATGAGTTTGAGGTTCATTTGAATTTAAATTATATTCATTTATTTTGTCTATATTTATAGATCCGTGTAAGCTGTATCTATAAAAACAATCGTTTTGTTTTAATTCTTCATTATAATAATTCCATTTTAGATAAAAATCTTGAGGAAGAGGTAACACATAACCTGCTGTTATTGAATCTAAAAAAGGCATACAACTTTTTATAGTTAAACCTTCTGTGTGATTATTTTTTGAAATTTTTTTATACCAATCTGGTAAACGATGTTTTGTTGGTATGGGCTGTATTTCTTTTACGTTTAAAAGGTCAGGATGAGCTGTAAACTCTATATTCTTTCTTGAAAACATGTGATTTGTTTAACAGAAAATTAAGGTAATTGAAAGATATTTTTAGTAGGGTATCCCGATTGAGAATTAAACCATTTTTGAAAAGAATCACTAGATAGAGGAAAGGATATTGAATCTAGATTAATATTTTTTAATTTAGATAGATAATCTTGCCAAACAGATAAATCAGAATGTGTTGGATAATTATTAATAAAAGCTCCTACTTTACCTATTTGCACTTGTATTTCTTCTTCAAAAGCTTTTTTTTGTTTTTCTGCTGCTTCATCTTGAGAAGCTGGAGTTTCTGAAGTGATTTCTGTTTCCGTTATTGAATCACCATCTAACGATATAAATTTTTGACGATTTGCAACATCTGTAAATAGTTGATCAGAAATTTCTTTTGTAGAATGAGTAGGATAAAAATTAGCAATAAGAGAATCTTTTTCAGAATCAGATTCTGCTAAATGTAAAAAATTTCCAGATTGATTAAATATCGCATGTTTAGCCATTAGTCTTTATTCTCCAATATGACTATATCTCCAGCTTGATTCCTATTAAAACCAGTTTGTTGATTTGATGGAAAACATATTCCACTTTTAAATGGAACCATATATCTTGCAGCATTATTCTGGTCATTGGTTGAAACTGAATAAGTTGCAGAAACAGGAGAATTTGAAACTGTACCAGCACTACCAGGATTTCCGTTGAAGTTGTTGCCAGAGCCATTACCGCCGTTACCACCATTAATATTAAAAACATCAGCTAAGGAAGTTGTTCCACCTGCACCCCCTGGTTGTCCATTGCTAAAATTTCCAGGGGATCCTTCATTTCCAGCTGCACCTACAGCGTAAGCTTTTGAAAAAGGAGCAGAGATAGGATGTGAATAAACTGCAAAAGCTCCAGAACCACCTTGTCCTCCAGGTCTTCCAGAAGGACCGTGATTACCTCCCGAACCTCCTCCACCAGAAGCCGCGTAAATTACAATTCTGTTTGAGTTAGAATCAGCTGTAAAAGTTCCTGAAGCAGGGCCATTAGTTAATAAAGTTGGTTGAAATCCTTCGCTACCTGCTGATCCGCTAGCTGCAGTTACAACCCTTCCTTGAGAGTCAACAGAAATTGTTGCTGCTGTAAAATCTCCCTTTGCTACTGGTTTAATTATTTTTGGCATTTAATCCTCCTAGTCTACCATTTCTACATAAGAAACATGGTACGCTAAATCGTTAGCAGCACCAGCTGTGACAGCTATAAGATCTGTTTCATCTAAGTAGATAGGTCTTGAAATTAAATCTAATGTAGAATCTGCAGGCACAGAAATTGTGCTTGCGATTTTATAATAAGTTGAACCATTGTCGTTACTAATTTCTACTGTTGCGTCAACAGCAGAAGTTCCATCAATGTTTGCTAATAATATTGTATCTATTCTAACTGCAGTTTCTGCAGGTACGTCAATCATAGTAGTTCTGTTTGTATCAGATAAACTACCCATAGCATTTTTAGGTGTGATCGTTGCTATATTTACAAGATTCGGTGTTGCCATTTTTTATTCTCCTTTTATATTAATACCCGAAAACCATGGAGAAGACAAGACCTTTTCCATCAGTGGTTGCTATTTGTGTTGAGCTTGATGTTGCGTTAGTTATCTTTACTCTACCAGTGCCATTTGGAGCCAAAGTCATGTCTCCATTTGCACCATCTGCAAGTGTTACTGTACCTGCATTTGTGCCATTGTTTGTGTTTAATATTAAATCTCCAGTCCCTTGTGTTGTAAGAGTAGCATCAGCGTTATTGTCTCCTATTTGAACTGTGTCTGCACCAAGATTAACGTCACCTGTTCCATTAGGGATAATATCAATATCAGCGTTTGATGTAGAAACAATGTCATTTCCATTGACATCTAAATCTCCACCTAATTGAGGTGTTGTATCATCAACAACATCTCCACCAAATTCTACTGCAGTAATATTTGGATTATTTGCGTCATCTGCTTTTGCATAAGCAATAATTGTTTTACCAGCTGCAACAGCCGCACTTGTCCCTGTTCCTGAAACATATTTAAATGTTACAGTTTGAGATCCTGAAGTTCCATTTTTTAATATGTAAAAATTTTGTACATCAAGAGGAATTGTTACATTTCTTCCCGCTGTTAGTGTTCCTGTAAATTCAATAATTCTGTGTGCAAGAGTTGCACCAGTTGCTCCATCTGAAACGGATAAATCTGTATCTCCAGAATCAGATACAGCTTGAGCAGTATACCCACCAGAAACTTGTTCAAAAATTTGTAAATTAGTATTTGTTTTTGTACCCCATGTACCCGCGTTTTCACCGGTTGCTTGAAGTTCTACCCCTAAAGGTGTGTATGTTGATGCCATATTTTATCTC